CCCGATGAAGTAATTGCATTTAATTTTGAAAACTATCATGACTACGACAACAACGAAGAAGAAGAAAACAACAACAGCAACGATTGAACTTCCAAGAAATCCATTTGTCTTTGAAGTTTTAGATCTTGTTTCACGACAACGCAGTAAAGCAAAAAAGGTTGAGGTTCTAAAAAAATATCAAGACTCTTCTTTAAAGTCAGTTTTGATTTGGAATTTTGATGAGTCTATCATATCAGTTCTCCCTCCAGGAGAAGTCCCATACTCTGGTTTTGATGATCAGAATGTTTATAGTGGAACTCTGACTACGAGAATTGATGAAGAAGTTCGTAAGATGCACGAGACTGATTCATTCTCCCTTGGATCTAGTGATAGACAAGGACATACTACTATTCGTAGAGAATCGAAAAACTTTTACAGGTTCGTAAAAGGTGGTCAAGATGGATTGAGCGCAGTTCGTCGTGAAACTATGTTCATTAACATTCTCGAAGGTCTTCATCCACTCGAAGCTGAAATTCTTATTCTTATAAAGGATAAAAAACTTACTGATAAGTATAAGATTACAAAAGAAATTGTATCAGAAGCATTCCCAGAGATTAACTGGGGAGGTCGTTCGTAATTAACTAAGATTTTTATTATGACAGAAAATGTTTTAGAAAAAGAAACGCCCACACCTACAGAGGAAAAATCCATGGAGTCATGGACTACATCAGAGAAAGAAAATTCGAAGAGAAGATATGGTGTAGAAATTATGATTGATAATGGCACTTGGGAACAAGTTAATACTAAAGAGTGTCCCAATGATGCAAGTATCGTAACCTATGTTGTTGATGGTGAGACTCGATATGATTTAACTCGTGGTCAAAAAGCAGTAAGTATTTTTGACATGTATTATGATAAGTTTCGTGATGGTATGAAGAGTATTAGTTATGGTAAGGGTACATACAATCCAAAGACATGGGGAGTAGAACCACCCAAAACGAAAAAGAAGAAGTGATTCCAAAAATATCGGAAAAAAAATTCCGGAAAATTTTTGACCTG